GGCGTGGACATTCGACGATCTCTTTTTCTATGGCCGTGCATTTTGGTACATCACAGCACGCACTCAAGACGGATACCCGACAGCGTTCACACGTTTACCAGCAGGCTCAATTACCACTACCGACCAAGATGGCCCTGTGTGGTTTGCCCCATCAAAGCAGGTTTACTTTCAGGGCAACATGCTCGACCCTAAAGACCTGGTGCAATTCCTAAGCCCAGTGCAAGGCATCGTTTACATGTCTGAGCAGACCGTTGCCACAGCATTGAAGCTTGAAGCAGCACGCTATAGAAATGCTGAATCGTCAATACCTGCTGGTGTTTTGAAGCAAACAGGTGGTGAGCCTTTGAGCGCCACCGAGCTTGCTGATCTAGCGTCAGCGTTCAACGCTGCACGCGCCACCAATCAGACAGCTGCACTCAACGAGTTTTTGAGCTACACCGAGACAACAGCAACCCCCGACAAAATGCTCCTAATCGATGCAGCCAACTACCAGGCGCTTGAATGTGCACGCCTCACAAATGTGCCCCCCTATTTGGTGGGCGTAAGCACAGGCTCCTACTCGTACCAATCGTCCGAGCAAGCCCGAGCAGACCTTTACATCTTTGGTGTCAAGGCCTACGCCGATTGCATCGCAGCAACATTGAGCCAAAACAACGTTTTACCTCGAGGAACTTATGTAAAGTTTGATGCAGATGAGTACCTCGTTGAGAATTACGCAGCAGACAAAATGGACAGCCCCGACATGCCCCAAGAAAACACCCAAGAGGAATTAGCATGATCAGGTTTAACGCCACAGCAATAAGCATCGATGCAGCAGCAGCCGATGGCACGCCACGCCGAACAATCACCGGTATCGCAGCGCCATACAACGTGGTAGCCACAGTCAATGACGGCACCGAAGTTATGTTTGCCCCAGGCTCACTACCTGTCGATGGCAAAAACCCAAAACTGTACATGTACCACGACAGCACCCAGGCCATTGGCATTGTCACGGCACGCGAGGACACCCCAGACGGCATGCTTTTTACAGCAAAAATCAGCACCACAGCGTTAGGTGATGAGGCACTTGTTTTAGCAGCCGATGGCGTGCTCGACTCAGTGAGCGTTGGCGTAAATCCAACCGAGTTTGAGATTGACCAAAACGGCGTAATGATTGTGACTGCAGCAAACTGGTTAGAGCTCTCATTAGTGCCACAGCCAGCGTTCGCAGGTGCTACCATCACAGATGTAGCAGCAAGTATCCCCACATCAGATGAGGAAATAAGCGATAATACAAAAGAGGAAGCCGACACTCCTGAACCCCTAGAGCCACAGGAGAACCCAGTGTCAGAAACACCAGCCCCAGAAGTAATCGAAGCATCTACAGTTTTTGCTCAGCCTAAGCGCGAGTTTGCTATGCCATCAGCATCAGAAGTGCTCGCTGCATACCACATCGGTGGCGACACTTTCGCCAAAGTAAATGACGCTTTCAAGCAAGCACAACGCCGTAATCAGACTGCATTGCAGGCTGCAGCTGGCGACATTGTCACAGGCGACACCCCGGGCCTCTTGAACCTCAACGTGCTCGGGACTCTCTTTCAGGATCTAAACTTCGTGCGTCCTGTCGTTTCAGCATTTGGCGCTCGCGCAATGCCAGCAACACCATCACGCCAGTTCATTCGTCCAACAATTACGACACACACCAGTGCAGCCGTACAAACAAATCAGCTCGATGCAGTGTCTGCCACCACAATGGTCATTGCGTCTAACACAGTTACTAAAGCAACTGTTGCTGGCCAAGTCACGCTTTCACAGCAAGACATTGACTTTACAGACCCTGCAGCATTGCAGCTTGTATTGAATGACCTTGCTGGCGAAGTATTGATCAAAACGGACGACATTGCAGCCGATGCACTTGTTGCTGGTAAAACAGCATCAGGTTCAACATGGACTGTCTCAGCAAACGACCCATCAAGCTTGATTGAGTCTTTGTATGACGCAGCACGCGAAATCACCGAGGACAGCAACTTCTTCCCAACTCACTTGTGCGTGTCACCAGATGTATGGCAGAAATTAGGCCAACAGCTTGACGGTTCAAAGCGTCCCGTGCTTGGTTACACCACCAATGGTGTTATGGGGCAAAACAGCATTGGTCGCGTAGGTGGCCTTGCTTACAACGCAATGGACGTATTTGGTCTTGACCTTGTTGTTGACAACAACTTTGCTGCAGGCACCATGCTTGTTGTGTACGCACCAGGCTTTGAAATTTACGAATCTGGCGCTTCTTTGCAGAGCTTCGAAAACCCATCTACATTGGGCCGCACGCTTTCGATTCATCAGTACTTCGCTACTTTCGTAGCCAAGTCAAGCTTCATTCAAGGCATCGTAGTCGCCTAACCCGAAAGGCGATAGCCAATCATGGCTACATACTCAGTCATCTTTCATCAGCGTCTAGATAATTACGCTGTTGTGCAAACACTTGAGGCAACCGACATTGCCATTGGTGAAAGCATCACCCTTGCTGGTGTAGGCCACAGCCTCAACGGCACACACACTGTTTACGCATTGCCTCAGTACCTGTACACAGGCACAGACTCTGAAGGTGACCTGCTACTCGACCCTGATGTGCCGATACCTAACCAGGTTATGTTTTACGATGCCGACACTGATCTAGAACGCTCTGCAGCAATACCACCTGGCACCCTGACCTACACGCAAACATGCACGTGGGTATCGAGCGCCAATGTGCAGTTATGGCTCGGACTACCCAGCCCACTTAGTGCCGATGAAACAACTTTTTTGGCACAGTGTGTTTCTGCCGGTAATCAGGTCGCCTATCGCCGTAGGCAAGAGGCAGGCTATTACGACAGCCTTAGCACTAGCCCATCGGGTGATTGCACGCTTGGCACAATAATGCTGGCTGGCGCGTATTTTAGGCAGCGTGGCAGCATCGATCAATTTGCAAGCTTTGATGCTATGGGCCAAGCAATTACCACCAATGCGTTCACACCGATGGTGAAACAGTTGCTAGGTATTGATAGGCCTGCTGTTGCGTAATGGCGTACACCGACCTGTTTAATGAGGCCATAGACGACCTAGCCACCACGCTGGCCACCATTAGTGGCTTGAGAGTTGTCACTGACCCAAGAAACCTAAATTCGAATTGTTGCTTTATCGATGCCCCTACCTTTGAGGCTTTTAACAACAAAATCGTGACGATGCGTTTCCCTGTGCGCGTCATCGGTATTGGCCCAGGCAACCTAGATACCCTCAGACCGTTGCTCGCAATCGCAGCTGCACTACTCGATAAGAACGTGGCAGTGACTGATGGCAGGCCAGGGCTTGCCAGTATCGGAGGGCAAGAGTTCCCTGCCTACGATCTACAAATCTCTTTGCAGGCTGCATACCTTTAATGCTCACCTGCCCTAGTAAAATCTGACATAATGAAAGCATCACTGGTGGCCGACAACACCTAACACCAAAGGACAGACATGGCCACCAGCACTACCACCTATCTCACAAACCCGACTGTAACGATTCTTCCTGTTACTGCAGGCACCCTATTTGACGCAACCTCGGTCACCTCATCAGCCTCAATTTCCGTGGGCTTTGACGCTCTTGAAAGCACTAGCTTTGGAGATACTGGGCACCTGTTCGTTAAAGGGCTTCAACAGGTCGAGGTTACATTGACGTGCTACGCCTCTTACGGTTCAAGCTCTGTTGAAGCAGCATTGACTGCAGCACTTGGTACCGGCACTTCTGTGATTACCATTTCGCCTGCTGGCGCATCAGAGTCAGCGTCTAACCCTGAGTACACAGTTACTAACGCATTCCTCGCATCGTTCACACCAATCACAGGCTCATACGGTGAGCTGTCAATGATTGAAGTAACTTTTACCGGTGGAACCTTCGCACGCGACATTACGCCACCAGCCTAAAACCTAAACAGAAAGCAGACCCGACATGCAACTAACCATGCTCGTAAACATCGGCTCGGGTGACTACACAGTTACCACGAACCTCTACACAATCGTTATGTGGGAGCGCAAATACAAGCGCAAAATTAGCCAGATACAAGATGGTGGCCTCGGTATTGAGGACTTGGCATACATGGCTCACGAG